TAGGATTATATCATCAAAAGCTTTTTTCTTGTTTGGATCTGATAAATCTAAATCTTTAACTAAATCAATATTTTTTGTTATTAATTCTTTTATTTCTTTAGTTGCTTCTTTCAACGATTCACTTACTTCACCTATAGTTTCGTCTACTAGAGTGTTATATGCTTCTGTTAAGTTGGTTTGAGCATCTATCTTTTTCACTAAAGCTACCATTTCGTTTTCTGTTGCTGTTACTGTTTCTTTATAAGTTTGTTTAGCATCGTCGATATCTTTTTCTGTAACAGCTTCATCAACAACCGTAGCATTCTCGATTGATTTTGCTTCGTGATCTGGATATGGTTCTCTAGTTGGGAACCTCGTTAATATTGATCCAATTTTTGTTTCTGTTTTTCTTGGTGAGTATATTGGTGTTTCAGCTGTTCTTGTTTCAAGTACATTTGTATACAATAGATTACCTTCTGTATCAACTTGTAAACTTATTCCAGATATTGCTGTGGCTTTTACTGCCGCCGGTCCGTTCATATGTATTACTTTTGATGTTTCATAATGTCCTAGATTAGAACTAAGATGCATAGATCCAGTATCCGCTGTAATCATATTACTCATTGTAGAAAATATAGTTGTTGATTGTGCTGTGGTTAAATCTGTTCCGTTTGTTGAAACAACTTTAAATCTACCAGCAACGTCAAAGTGTACATTACCTGAAATATCTTCAAGATCTACAGTTGATTTTGGTTGTGTTTCTGGGCTTGTTGATTTAGTTGAATGCGTTTTAATATTAATATGTCTTCCCGACTCTATATTAACATCTCTGTCAGCCCTAATATTGAAATCTTTTTCTGTTCTCATTGCTATTGAGTCAGCACCCCATAATTCAATTTTACCATCTGCTGTTAATTCAACCCAAGCTGTGCCATTTGTGTTTGTGACATAGACAGTACTAGTTTCATCGTCCATTAATACTTGGGCACCACCTGCCGTTCTGAATCTCATATGGCTACCACCTGATTTGTCATCCATTATAAATTGGTGACCACCTGGTGTTAATATACCAAATACATTACTTGGTGACTCTCTTCTGGCACTTGCGTCAGTAAGACCTCTTATGTTATCATTTTCTAAACCTTGCACTAACAATCTATCATAGAAAGGTGTGTGTGGTGGACGTCTGACATTATCTGATGTACCCTTAGATAAGTGATCTGGCATTTTTGTTTTATCAAGCTTTTCAAAAATATTCATATTTTGAGCTTCAGCAGAAACTCTGTTTATTTCTGCTACCGGAACTGTTGGTGCATTTGGTGTAGTTGTTTTACCTTTAGCAATACCTGGTATCATATGATTTATACTTGGTTGGAATACACAACCTAAGCATACACCGTTGTTTTCTTGTCCATTGACAAAAGCAACTACAACAATATTTCCTACGTCAGGTGGAATCATCCACATTCCGTAACTTTTTTGTGTAGCCGCATATAAATTTTCAGTTTCGGCATCATCACTTTTTATTAATGAACTGGGATTTGTTGCCCCTGCAAAAGGAGATGTCCATAAAACTGTTCTCCAGTTGTTAGGATCTGTTTTATCTGCTTGACTACCTTGTAAGAAAACTCTCAGTCGACCAAGTCTTGCGTGGTCCTTGTTGTCCATAACTTCAGCTAACTGCACCGATGTTGTAAGTCCACCTTTGACATTTAGTCCTGCCTGCTTGTTAAAATTAAATACCGATGAGTCGTTTTTAGTAGCCATTAGTTATTAGTCTCTCTTTCTCTTTTGTAATTAAGTTTTTCAGCATCAGATAAATTTAAAAATTCTTTATAATCTTTCATTTCTTTAAAATCAACCTGCCCGTCATTGTTATAATCAAAGCCATCATATGCGGCTCTTTCAGACATACTCATAGCACCACCGTGATTATAACCTAAAATATCTTGGGTAGCTGGTAAATCTACAGTTATCTCTAATCCTTCATTATTATTTAAATCAGTTATATCTGTTCTTATTTTTTCTTCAAGGAATTCTTTTTTCAATTTACCCGAAGCAACATTTTCTCCTACCAGTGTTCCTTGAACGTCTTGATATTTCCAAGCCATTTTTTTATCTAGTGCAACATCTTTAACTGACATTCCACCAAAAGTAAGATGTGGATTAGGTTGAACAGGAGTGTCTATTCTTTTTTCGGTAGTTTTCTTATTGCTTTGATCCTGTTTACTAATATTTTTAAAACTATATAAATCATCTTCTATTTCAGCATTATATGATGACTTACGTTTTTTAATATCACCTGATGTAAGTAAACTTAAATCTGTTATCGCATCTCTAACCATATGTAAAGTTTGCGTAAACTGACCATTACTAAATTTATGTTCTATCTTCCAAATTCTATATACAGCAGTTAAAAATTCATTATTTCTTTGAGCCAGTGTTTTTTCATAACCCGAATTGGCATCTTTTTCTGTTGGTATCATTGAACAAAATAAAACACAATTTTCTTTTTTGTAGTCAGCCATCGATGGAAATTTCTCTCCTTGATTTTCATTATGATAATATGATGGATGATCTAACCAATATGGGTCTCCAATAATGTCCATAGTAACTCTAACCATTTCAGCTGATCCCACTTTAGCATTTCTTAATATCGTTGTAAAGCCCGATGCATCTGCTGTTGACACTTCAATCATACCTTCTTGGCTAGGGTCAACATATCTTTCGTAAAATTGTACTGGAAATTGTGTACCACCTTGATCTTCTTTTAATGCTTCTTCATACATCTCATCAGGAATATTTTCACCTAATATATTTTGACCTCCTAGCTTTCCGCTAGATTTGTCCATATTTGATCTAGGTAAGTTCCAACCTGTGACAGGATGGAATGTATAAGAATCCAAAGCATTTAATTTTGGTGATGTTTTAGGAAATACTATAGGATGATAATCATCAGCTTTTTGTCCGCCAAGGTGTTGATAATTTTTAAAATCTTCATTATAATCTTTTACTAAGGCATTGTAGGCTTCTAGTGTATTTGCATCTGGTTCTACTGCACCCGAGTCATACAAGTTTTTAACATTTTTTAAGTTTCTTTCCTGCATCACTTTGATCCAGTATTTTTCTTGTGTGGTTAGCTTACTACCACCTTCACTATCCTCATCTAAAAATTCATTAAATTTTGCATTTGCTTCTATACCATCTTTAACAGCATTTTGTCTATCTTCACTTGAATTCACTTGTTGATCTATAATTGTATTGAAAACTTCAGAATACTTGTTAAACAAACCTACCATTGTGTCTAGACCATAAACATATTGATAATTGTAATTGATATTAAAATTTAATACATCAAGATTCATACCAGTGTTAAAATAATCATATCTTTTCACTAAAACTTTTCTGTCTATCATATCATCAACACGTTTTTTACTATATGCTGGTACTTTATCAAATTCTTTTCTTACTGCCGCTGTAACAGAAGTATATGCTGATACTGTTATTGTATAAACAAATTTCCTTGCATAATCACGTCTTAATGAATCATACTTTATTAATTCATTGTGTGATGTTATTGTAAATAGATGTTTTTTCACATCTAGATCTTCAATTTCTTTTTCAGTAAATTCAGAAGTAGTAAGTTTTTTTCTTGTTGCAGAAATTTTTTCCTGCATAAATTTATTACGAGACATAAATCTTTCAAGTACTGCTTTGATTGGTGTATTTCTTTGTATCTCTGACATTACTGCACCAGTATTTGTATCTTGGTTATTTGGATTTGTTTTTGAATCAGGGTCTGATGCAATCGGTGAATCAGCAATATCTTGTACTGATATATCATCTTCATTAGAGTCAACTCTAAACACATATTGATCTAGTATCGCTTTTGTTGAACCAAGCTTATGTCTTTCTTGTTTATTAACTTCTTTTTGAAATTCATTTAAGAAATCATCAAATGTATCAATGTTTGTTAGAGTAGTTTTTTGTACTAATGAATGATCATCAGCATTGTTTAAGTCACCTGCTCTGATACCTTCTATTTGGAAGTTTGCAGAACCAACATCGACTTGGTATGTAATATTTTTTATGTATACACAATACAATCTTCTTGTACCTGGTATCTCGCTATCAAGTTCTCCATCTGCCTTCCTGCCTTTTAATACTACTTGTAAAAAGAATGGATGTGAATAATGATTTTTAATTCCTAGTATTGCCGCGGCCTTATATATGTTTGCAACTAAACTAACACCTAAAGGTTGTACAACACTCATTCTAAATTTAGTTGAGAAACCTGTATCCGTTACACTATTAGGTGAAGTAATACCTTCGATCATTAAATCAGTCATTGTAGTAATTGTTGACGCTGATTCTAAAAGTGTAACTACACCTCCTTTAAAAATACTAGAGTTAATAGTGTTAATTTCATCAGCGGCTCTACCTCTTAAATCTCTTTCAGCTTTCTGCCAAGCTTTAGTGTCAAACGTGTTAGCTAGATGCAGAGAGACGTCATATGAAGTTCTTTCATATTCGTGTAAAGGATTTTCTAAAAAAGCGTCCTTCTCAATTATATTCCAAAGTTGTGGTTCGCCTGCCATTTTTTATGCTATTAAATTTGCTACAGATGATTTTTGTGGGATTCTAATTGTCTTTCCAGCACGAAAATCATTAATAGGATCTTGTATCAAATTCATATTCCTTTTTGTAAATATCCACCATAATCTTGTACTGCCATATAATGCATTTGCTAGTAAGTCTGGTCTTCTGTCGAATTTATTTTCTATTGTGTAATATTCATCGTTTTCAGATTGAGGAACAGTTGGTAATTTTAAAAGATCTCTATAGTCACCAACTAATGGTGTTTTATAATATGGAGAGCTTTTTCTTTGTTCTCTAGACATTATATTATTCCTTCATCTGTGTCATTAATATATTGGCCACTCTTGAATTTTTCTAAGTCGAACTCATCTCGCATTTTTGCAGGAGTAGGTGCGTATACTAATTCCATAAACATCGCTACTACCGATGGCACATAACTTTGTGCAATCTTATCTTCTAAATGAGCTGGTGGATTAATTTGTTTATCAGAAAAAGTTGTACCACCGATCATTGCCGCTTCAGCCCCAGATACATCTAAATCTCTTTCAGCGGAGTACGGAGCATCATTAGAATACATTCCGTATCCTGCATCAGCAACCGATACACCCGAAGTTCCACAACTAACGTAATCGACATCTTGATCTAAACCAAAACTCACGTTTCTGATTAGCATCGGAACTCTGTCATACATATATGGACCATAAGCACTGAATAATAATGTTGGTGGATTTATCCCTCTCAATTCTCCATTTTGTCTACCATAATAGTTCATAGTAATAGCTCTTAAAAAATGTAGTACAGCTAAAACATATCTTGCTTCTGCTTGGTTCTGTGCTGTGTACGTTGCTGTTACTGACAACATTGGTGAATTTCTCTTACTAAAAGCAAAGTAATCAAATGGTGTTTGTGGCAATGAATATTGTGCATATTCAACTGACGTGTGAGTCACTTGGATCGCAGGTGTATATGGCATCAACATACCATTAGTTTGCCACAAAGGTGCAATTAAATTTGCGTGTGGATCTTTACTTCCATAAACACGATCTTTAGCACCTGGCTTTGCTTGTATACGAGCTCTAAAATCTTTTTTGACTGTCATACTAATATTTATAGTGATAATTATATATAGTTTTATTTAATAAAGAGGTTGACCATTTTGCCAGAAAATCGTATGTTACAAGTATGAAGCGAGTAAATTACCTAAATAATAAAGATATATTAAAGGAAATCCATAAAAGCAAGACTAGTTATTGCTACTATGTAGACCCAAAATACTCAGCATATGACTTCATTTTAACAGATCCAATTGGAAAAATGACTAAAGCTAAAGTCGTACAAGCTCGAAGAAACAGAGCAGATAGACTTACTAAATTAAAAGCAGAAGAGTTAGGTTTATCTCGTGGAAAAGTATCTGAAGTACAAATAAAGTTAAAAGAAATTCCAGCTGAAGATGTAGTTGTCAGATGTTATACATACGATCATATTCCAGACGAGCCAGATAGAAAAGCTAAACCAAAGACTGTGGCAGACACAAAAGTAAAATTAAATTTTATTCCTTTCAAGCACTATGTATTGAAAGATGATGTGTGGACTGAAGTAGGAAGAAGCCATTGGGTTAATGGATTAGAAAATGGACATTTCAGTTTGGATCACGGAAAGATGACAAATAAGTTAGCATTGATGTTTATGAAACTTTGTGAACGTTATGGATCAAGAGGTAACTGGCGTGGCTATACCTACAATGATGAAATGAGATCACAAGCACTATTACAGTTATCACAAATTGGATTGCAGTTTGATGAATCAAAATCAGAAAATCCATTTGCATATTACACGGCGGCCATTACCAATTCTTTTACCAGAATTTTAAACGTAGAAAAGAAACACCAATCCTTAAGAGACGACATATTACAGGCACACGGACAAACGCCTTCATTTACAAGACAAATGGAAAATGAATCCAAGGCTATGGGCGAAGAACCTATGATTCCACCTACTATAAAACGAGGTTGGGGATCCAATAAATTTGTTGACAAAAAAGCAAAAAAGTAATACAATTACTAATTGTTTGAGATAGAAATTTATGTTTAAAAAAGCGGCCTGTTTTACGGATATTCACTTTGGTTTAAAGAATAACAGTCGACAGCATAACAATGACTGTGAAAATTTTACCAAGTGGTTTATAGAAGAAGCAAAAGAGTTTGGTGCAGAGACTTGCATCTTCTTAGGAGATTGGCATCACCATAGATCCTCAATCAACATTAGTACACTCAATTATTCTATCTCAAATCTCAAACGTCTGAGTGATAATTTTGAACAGGTATATTTCATAGTAGGGAATCACGATTTATTTTATCGTGACAAACGTGAAATATCCTCTGTGGTGTTTGCCAATGAGATTCCAAAAATAAAAGTAGTAAACGAAATCCTAGTAAAGGATGACGTTGCTATTGTTCCTTGGTTAATTGGAAACGAATGGAAAAAGATACAAAAAATAAAAGCCAAGTATATGTTTGGACATTTTGAATTACCAAACTTTAAAATGAATGCAATGGTAGAAATGCCAGACCACGGAGAAATACAAGCCAGTCACTTTAGCAATATTGAAAAAGTGTTTACTGGACACTTCCATAAAAGACAACATCAAGGAAACATAAGCTACATCGGAAATCCATTTGCACACAATTATTCAGATGCGTGGGATAACGACAGAGGTTGTATGTTGTTGGAATGGGACAAAGAACCACAATACAAGATATGGGCAGATGGACCCAAGTATAGAATTTTACCATTGAGCAAATTGCTAGAAGCACCAGATGATTATTTAGAAGCTGAATGTAACGTAAGAGTTAAAATTGATATGGACATCAGTTATGAAGAAGCAAACTTTATAAAAGAAAACTTTCAAAACACATATCAATTAAGAGAAATAAGCTTATTGCCTTACAAAGAAATTGAAGAAGAAATGGAGTTCCAAGGAGAAATATCATTCAAGTCAGTAGATGAAATTGTACTTGATCAACTAGCTAAAGTTGAAAGTGATACTTTTGACAATAGTGTGCTAATAGAGATTTATAATAGATTATGATAAAGTTAAAAACGTTAACCATAAAAAACTTTATGAGTGTGGGTGCCGCAACTCAGGTAGTGAAACTAGATCAACCTGGACTAACTTTAGTATTAGGAAACAATTTAGATTTAGGTGGCGAAGGCTCACGGAACGGTACTGGTAAAACTACTATAATAAATGCATTGAGTTTTGTACTGTTTGGAGATGCAATAACAAACATCAAACGTGATAACTTGATCAATAAAACCAATCAAAAGAATATGAACGTCA